TTATGAAGCTAGTTTAGATTTAGATTATACTAATGCCCCACCATTTAATTTTACCCCTACTAATATATCATACTTAGGAAGTAATAATTTTATATACCCTACTACTCACGGAAAGCTGGGTAATACCGCGGGTGCTAATCCGTATCCTGATGTTGGGTGGGGTGAATTTGGTGGGTTTAGAGGGATTTATACTGATGGAAGAACTAATGGGCAATGGAGATACCATTGGGGGGTAGATATAATTCCATTTGAAAGGGGGAATCCTATCCCTCTTATAGCAATAGCAGACTCAGATGTTATTGTAGTTAGAGGAGCAGGTGGTCCTAATTCAGGATTTACTTGCTTAGATGGCGCACAAAACAAGTGTGGTGGTTTTTATGGTAATCATATTGTAATAAGATTTAAATTCAATCCTAATTTTGCCGCCCTGTATGCTCACTGTAAGTTTGGGTCTAACAGATTCGTAAAAGGAGATAGTGTCAAACAGGGGGAAGTAATCGCAAATCTGGGTAATAGTGGTAGGTCTTCAGGTCCCCACCTCCATTTTGAAATAATAGAAGACCCAACAGGCAAACAATTTAAATCTGGGGGATGGTACAATAAAAGTTGGAAACGTAATCCTCAATCAATATTCCCATTATTGAAAAGAGGCCAATCTTATGATTTTAGATAATGGAAAATTTTATACAAGAAAATCAATATATAGGCAAACAAATATTAATAGACAGTGATAGATTAGTATTTAATGGTAGAGATGATAGTATATTTTCATCCCAAAATGGTTTTTTATTTAAAACTAAGGGTGAATTTCATATTAATACCAAAAAGGATTCTTTTATAAATACTAATAAAATCTATATAGGTCCTGTAATAGATGGAAAAGATCCTAATATACCTGCTGTTAAAAGTGATGAATTAAAACTTATGTTAGGTATATTAATTGATGAATTAATAGGTTTTTTTACCGTTCAATACCCCCAAACATCAGGATTACAAGGACCTAATCCTGCTGTTAATAAAGCTTTAGCCCAAAACTTAATAAATCGCCTTATAGGGATTAAAAATAACTATTTAGGGACAAATAGTCCTATAGAAAGTAAAAATGTATTCATAAGATGATAAATAAAATATTAAATAATATCCTTACATCTAGCAGTGTTTATTTATCCGATTCTAAATCAAAAGTTATAGAATTTGCAAGAAAAAATGCAAGTAATAAAACTCCCAAAATCCCTAACACACAGGACTTTATAAACCAACTACAGTCTATTAATATAGAAAATTATGATGATATACAAAAGGCAGAAGACATCTATAATAGATTTATAACTCTAATTAATGTGCCTATATCAATTTTTGAAGGGAAAAAAGCTGAATTAGAGTCCATTAAGTCTAAATTAAATACCATTTTGTCCAATTTCCAAAAACTAAACGAAGTAACAACTGTCATTAATGGTATAATCCCTATAATAAGGGGGATAATTAGAGTGTCTGATAATGTCTTAGCGGCACAGAACCCTGCTACAGGGATTAATGGTAAAACTTTAAAATTAAGTTTTGATAAAATTGATAATTTAAAAGAGAAGGTTACTAAAGCAATAGACGCTATTAGTAGTATATCTTCTAGTTTTATTTATTTTCAATCTGAAATTACTTCTATAATGGAACCTTTAGATAGGGGATTAGAAGTTATAGAAAATACTTTAAATAAACTTTACCAATTAAAAACCCAAATTGATAATTTATACAAACAATTCTTATTACTTATCTCATTCCCTGAGATAAATGAATTATTATCCAATAATAACACTACTATAGAAAATTTTATAGAAGAACACTATGAAACTATAATTAGTGAACAAAATGTTTCTTTTAGGGATATAATTAAAATATATTCTAATAATGGTGTAAATGTTGGGTATGAATTTACTAAAGAACAAATTAATTAATATTTATTAAAAAACCAACGATATGAAAGTGACTACATTTGAAAAGCTAATTAGAAAAGTTATACGTGAAGAAGTTAATAGAGCTATCAAACGTGAGTTTAGTGTTTTAAAAGAAGAACTAATTTCTAACCCTTCCACCCAAAAACCCGTAACTGAATCTAATAATAGTGAGTTAACTAAATTTAGGAATGAATTAAAAAGTAAAATGCCCGTACCTAATTTCTCCACAGGAAATAATACTTTAAATTCATTATTAGCGGAAACAGCTATGGCTCCTACACCTGAAGAAATTTTTGATGCTAATGATCCTATTAATCAGTTTATAAATAAAGATTATAGTCAGATAATGGGTGCTATAGATGGAAAGAAAAATTATAGACCCTAATGGCCATAATTCTTAGAAATAATATTAAAATCAACCCAGTTGATATTAGTGAAAAACAAGTAGTAGGGGTTCGTTTACCTTTTGGTAAACGTCAAGTATTTGTTAATGAATATACTACTAAAGATCATGCTAAAAGTAAATTAACTAATTTACTTCTTACGGTGCCCGGAGAAAGGCTTAATTTACCTTTTTTTGGGGTAGGTCTAAAACAATTCTTATTTGAACAAATTACTGAGGAAACTTCTGAGAATTTAAAATCTACTATAAATAACCAAGTAAGTAGATATATTCCCGAGATAGAAGTAATTAATATAAAAATTAAGGATAGTAATCAAATTTTATATTTAACCATAAATTATAGAGTATTATCTAATTCTGAGAATGATAGCATTACTTTAAGTTTTACTAATACTAATTTTGAAAACCAATTATAATGGCATATTCTAGAACAAGCAATAGCTCAAAGACTATTAATTATTTAAATAGGGATTTTGATGACTTTAAAAAGTCATTATTAAATCTGGCGGAGGTATACTTCCCAGACACATATACAGATTTTTCAGAAGCTAGTCCTGGTACTATGTTTATAGAAATGGCTTCTTATGTAGGAGATGTATTATCTTTCTATACAGATGCTCAGATTCAAGAAGTATTTTTACAATATGCCCAAGAAAGAGAAAATTTATTTGCCTTAGCTTATAACTTAGGATATAGACCCGTAGTAACAAATCCATCTAGTGTAATTTTAGATATATATCAAGAACTACCAGTTAATGCTTCTTACGAACCCGATTGGGATTATGCACTAAAAATAGGAAAAAATTCAGTCTTTTTACCTAATAACAACAGTGGGATAAGTTTTTTAACACAAGATGCTGTAAATTTTGGATTCAGTTCGTCTTTTGACCCTACAGAAGTAACTGTGTTGACAGTTGTCAATAACAAACCTGATTCATATCTTTTAAAGAAACAAGTTAAAGCTATAAGTGCTACAATAAAAACAAAAACTTATAGTATAGGGGCGGCGGAGAAGTTTAAAACTCTAACATTAGAAGATTCTAATATAATTGGAATCCAATCTATAATAGATTCAGACGGTAATTTATGGAATGAAGTTCCCTATTTAGCCCAAGAAACTATCTTTGAAGAAGTCCCAAATACAGGAGCTAATGATCCCACCCTTAACCAATATAATTCACAAACCCCATATTTACTAAAAACTAAAAAAGTCCCAAAAAGGTTTATAACAAGATTTAAATCCGATAGATCTTTATTAATACAATTTGGTTCAGGTATATCTAGTGGGGATGATGAAGATATTTTGCCAGATCCTAATAATGTAGGTTTAGGGATACGTGATGGTAGAACATTACTAGATTTTTCATTTGACCCTTCTAACTTTTTATATTCGAAGGCTTATGGAGAAGTACCCTCAGATACTACCCTTACAGTTACATATTTAGTAGGAGGAGGAGTTAATTCTAATTTTCCTGCTAATTCTATTAATAGGGTAGGTACTTTGCTTACATCACCTACCGCGCCAGGATTAAATAGTGGTCAATATAATGAGGTTATTAGTTCTGTAAGATGTAATAACCCTCAACCCGCTTTAGGAGGTGGTCCTGGAGATACTGCTACTGATATTCGTTTGAATGCAGTTGCTAACTTTAATTCTCAACAGCGAACTGTTACTAAAGAAGATTATATTTTTAGAACTTTAGCTATGCCTAACCAATTTGGTAAAGTAGCTAAAGCTTATATTATACAAGACAATCAAATATCTTTAGAAACTAATAAACGTATTGCTAATCCTAATGCTTTAAATTTATATACTTTAGGATATGATATTAACCAAAAATTGACCACTTTAAGTTTAGCCACTAAAACTAACTTAGCAACTTATCTTGACCAATATCGCTTAATGACAGATTCTATCAATATCAAAGACGCGTATGTTATTAATATTGGTATTGAATTTGATATCACAGTAAATCCAAACTTTAGTAATGAATCTGTATTATTAGCGTGTAATAACGCATTACAAAGATTTTTTAACGTAACCCGGTGGCAAATCAATCAGCCTATAATATTAGGCGATATAAATGGGTTATTATATAATATAGATGGCGTTCAAAATGTAAATTCTATTAATATTGTTAATAAAGTAGGAGAATCTAATGGGTACTCTAAATACAAATACGATATAGAACTAGCTACTAAAGATGGGGTTATATATCCCTCCCAAGATCCCTCAATTTTTGAGCTAAAATACCCTACCCGAGACATAAAAGGAAGAGTTAAAACTATATAATAATGGCACATTATTTCTTATTTCCTGAAAAGGATGCTACAATATATTCACATCCTCAAAGATCTATACTAAATTCAAGTTTAGATGAAATACTAACAATTACAGATGAAGATTATTTGGGTAGAAAATATCCTTCAAGGATATTAATCCAATTCAATAATAATGAAGTTAATAATGTAATTAATAACAAAGTTACAGGAGACTTCTCAGCCAGCTTACATTTATGGCAGACTGAACATGTTAATTTGGCTCTAGATCAACATTTAGAAGTATACCCATTAGCTGAAAGATGGAATAATGGAACTGGAAGATATAATAATATTCCTGTTTCTTCTGATGGGGTTTCCTGGGGCCACCCAATTAGCACAGACGATGGAGGTGCCTGGGATAT